ATAGATCAACAATCGGCAATTCTATAATTCAGGCAAGTGGTGGTCCTACTCAGACAGCAGCACCAAATTCGGATCAACAAGGCGGTTCTGCTCCGATAACTCAACCGACCACGGGTACTGAACTTACTGCTGCTATGTTGGTGTATCCCGAAGATCTTGGAAGTACCGAGCAAGATAGAATTAAATTTCAGGCATTAAAATATGTTCCAAGAGGATTACCAGATAATACTTCAGGGCAATTTGAATCAATCAAACCAAATTACGAAATAGCAGATATACCAGTATTTTTACCAATTCAGTCTCCAATCACAGATCAAAATTCCGTTGGATGGGAAGGAGATACATTGAATCCAATTGAATTGAAAGCAGTTCAGTTATCATTATCTCTGATGCAAAACGAAAATATGGAGCAATTGCAACAAGAGGTAGCAAAAACTTTTACTGCTGCTATGAATACCTTAAAAAAAGAATCGCAAGCAGTAAGAACTTATCTTGCCGGACAAGCAGTTGGTGTTAATAACCTTCTTTCCAGATTGGATGGACAAGTCCTTAATCCAAACTTAGAGTTATTATTTCAAGGTCCACAGTTAAGACCTTTCAATTTTACCTTTAAAATGTCTGCTAGAAATAGACCAGAAGCAATAATTATTAAAAAAATTATAAAATACTTTAAACAAAATATGTCGTCTAGTGTTGGAGATAATGGTTTATTTTTAAAAGCACCTAACATCTTTAAAATTGAATATCAAAAAGGAAGAACAACCAAACACCGGTCAATAAATTTAATCAAAGAATGTGCTCTTACAAATTGCTCCGTTGATTATACTCCCCTAGGAAGTTATATGACTTACAGTGATGATGAGGCTACAATGATTGCCTATACTATGACGTTATCATTCCAAGAACTTACCCCAGTTTATGATAGAGATTATCTCACCGGTGAAGGAAAAGATCACCCCATAGGATACTAAAATGGCAAAACCATACTTCAGACAAGTACCTAACTTTGAGTACATCAGTAGAAATACTGACGAACAGAATATTTCTGACTATGTACCCGTAAAGAATTTCTTCAAACGTGGAAAACTTCGCGATGATATTTTCGGCAATCTAAACTTCTTTGAGAAGTATTCAATCATTGGTAACGAAAGACCTGATAATGTTGCCTTTAAGTACTACAATGATGATACTTTAGACTGGATAGTTCTTCTTTCAAATAACATTCTGAATATCCAATCAGAATGGCCTATGACGCAAAGAACTTTTGATAAGGTAATGTTAGAAAAATATGGTTCTTATGAAAACTTATATTCAGGTATTCATCATTATGAAACAGAGGAGATACGTGACTCTTTAGGTTTTGTTGTTCTGAAGTCGGGTATTCGTGTTCCTCCTGATTGGAAAACTAACGGAAACTTTGTAGAAATCAGCAACTCATCTATTCTTTTCATTTCTTCGGGCGATGGCGTTAATCCATCAACCACAGTAAATGTAGGAACTACTAATGGTATTATAGGTCTTGAAGTTGGAAGTGAAGTTATTATTGATGGTGTATCTGAAGTTGAATACAACGGTAGATTCGTTGTTACTGGTATCAGTGCGTTTTCTGGTAATATTGCTTTCAACTTTACATTTGAACTTGCATCAGTACCAAATATAGCAACTCCAGTATTATCAACAGCAAGAACAGAATTAATCAGTTATGTTCTTCCGGAGACAACAGAAACACGTGGTAACTCTTATTACTATGAATTCTGGGATCCAGGTCAAGGCAATACTGTCTTAGTTCCTTCAAGTGAGTTTGTGAGACCGATTACTAATTATCAATATGAATTAAGAATTGAAGACGATAAGAGAAACATTTATGTACTTAAACCAAGATACCTGAATGTTGTATTCAATGACCTTGATGATGTTTTTCCTTATAAGAGAGGAGGTTCTCAGTTCATTTCACCAACTCTTAAGCGCGGAGACAATATACGCTTATATACTTGAATAATAAAAAAGGAGCATTGCTGCTCCTTTAGAAATTTATCAGTCTTCAGCCAATTTCTGGAAATACGACATTGCATCATCTTCATCATCGTCATCCTGAGTAATCTTAGGAAGTGAAGGAGACTTAGAACGACTATAGGATTCTTCTAGTTCTTCCATTACACGTTCTTCACGACTTGCAGGAGCACTGTAAGACTCATACTCATCTTCTTGCTCCAGTACAGCACGAGACTGTGTGGGAGAAGAAGTTTTACTGAGACCAAGGACATTATTCATACGTCGTTCAAGATCCTCATAGGACTTGAATTGGTCTGGTGATGTAATTGCACTCAGGGAATACTCTTTCTTCCAGAGGGCTTCAAGAGCATCATCATCATCCAGTAGTGGTGCAACTCGGTCAAATTCCGACTTGTCGTAATTCCAATACCCATCTTTCTTTACGATTTTGAGTTTGAAGTTAGCACCCTGCCAGAAATCAAAAGGATTGATTGGATCCTCATCATCAAATTCTGGTTGCATAGCATTAAGAATCTTATCAAAGATTTTCTTACCATACTTAAACAGAAATACTTTACCTTCGTTCTGAGGATTTGCAGGATCCTTTACAACGTAGATGTTAGAGTAGTAAGATAGTTTACGCTTTTGCTTACGTACAGTTTCTTTATCTTTCTCATTGCCACTGTTCCACAGACCGCGATTATACTCACTCACGGGGTCTTTTTGTCCAATGGTAGTGAGACTGTTTTCAATATACCATCCTCCGTTACCTTGGAATGCATGAGAATACATTTTTGCCCAGGGAACCTCTTCGCCATCAGGAGCAGGTAGGAAGCGAATGACTGCAGAACCTACACCCGTTTTATCCATCTCTGGTTTCCAGAGACGTTCATCAGCACCATTATTTGATGTTGTACTCATCTTCTCAACTTGCTTCACCAGTTTTTCAGTCAGTGAACCAAGGGAGGATTGCTTTTTAAGATTTGAAAAATTTGACATTTATGCCTCGTATTGAATAGGATTTGGCCTTTGTGTACTTTGCTATTCTACAGGTCTGACTCTGCTTTGTCAATCTGGTCTTTCATGACCTCAAGCATTTTGGACATGTTATTGAAAATGACGTTCATATCAACTCCAGAAGGAAGACCCATTAGGATTGCAGAATCCATGATTCTTTCCTTCATTTCTTTTGCTTCAATATCATCGGAAAGACTTAATCGCGTATAAAGAACTTTTTGTTTGTCAAGAAGTCTTTCTAAAAGTTCAACATGCTTCATCTTATCTTCTTTAGTCATACCAGGAAACCTAAATACGTTTCCGTATATGTCTTCTTGAAGTTCAGAAATTTCAGTCATCTCTGCGCGGACGACTTCAGATTCAAAAAAACTCATTGTTCTCCTAAAATAACTTCTTTCAAAATTCTCTTATAACAAAATACATCTATATGTATGAAAGGAGAATACTTTTGAATTCTTCTACTTACGGTTTCCCACACAGGGTCTTTAAGTTTTTTATCAAAGTTATTTCTAAACAGAAAAATTTTATCATAGATTACTAAAGTCTCTAGACTAAGTTTTCCACTCAGAAACTTCTTTAAGAGTGGTGGATGTCCTTTATTACATTTAAATACATCATCAAATTTATTCTCTTCAAAGAAACTTTGAGATTCTTGTTTAAAAATATAGGATAATGATTGAACTTTTTTCTGCCAGTTTCTGTACCTATCTTCACCTTCTTTTACTATGCTTCCAACCCATAATGTTTCTGGATTGTCATAGGAAACAAAATTAGATACAAAAAAATCAATTATTTCTTTATCTGATTTTTGTCGGGAAAGTTTTTCAAACCAAAATCTGTCCCGCCGGCCGTAGAAAGATTCAATACTACATTTTGATTTTCCGCGAAATTTATGATAATCAAAATTTTCTTTGGTGAAATGATTTTTTAGAGACAAATATGTTTTATATACTTCAAATGGTGTCACTTTGGAGATACTCATAAATTAATTTTCTCCTCATATCAAAATCAACATTTTCTAACCAATACTTTCTCATCAGTTTATTTTCAGCATTAGTATATTTCCTATGACATTTTTTACATAAAATCTCACATTTTTTCCATTCACCACTAATCATTGTGTGACGATAAGATGCTTCTGTTATTTTAACTAGAGGATCAATATGATTGAATTCTAAGTTTTGTGTTGAAGAACAGTTTTTACATTTTCCGCCAAGATTTTTAATAATTTGTTCTTTTAATGAATAGTATAAATCTTTTTGTTTTTCTAATATTGTCTCTTTATTTCTATGATACCACTCTCTTTGTAGTTCTTGAGTTCTTTTTTTCTTAGCAGGATCTTTACGATAATTTCGCATATACTCTGCTTTCTGTTCTTTAGACCAACTCATTTTATTTAAGAAAAGTCTTTAAATATTTATATAAAAATAAATCAAAAAATCAATTTAGCGCGTGAGGTTTTCTTGAGAAAATTAAGTTCCATTGCTTCGTACTTAATTTTTTCCTTCAATGGTTTAGAAATTAGTTTTGGAACTGATTCTAGATCAATACTATTTTGCTCACAGAAATATACGATTGCATCGATATAATTCATTTCAACATTTACCTGAACAAGTTTTTCTATTTCTTGTGCGAATTTGGACGGGCAGAAAAATTTACTTTCTAGTACTTTTTCTAATTCATTTTCCATTTGACCTAAAACAGTAATATGCAAAACTTTAAACGTAAACTTACTATAAGTATACCAATATATTCTTATGCTGTCAATTCATCTAATTTATCATTAACAAATTTCTTAATGTACTGTGTTAGTAATTTTAAATATTTTTTCTTATCTCTCTCTTCATAAACAACACAGTCTCCATCTTCACATGCCATAATGATAACAAATTTCTTTACCACTAGTCCAGTGAGTTCATAAAGCATTGCAGCATATGCAGCACACTGAACAAAATACCCATCAATCCATTCTCTGGGTTTTTCTTGTTTAGAAGTCTTAAAGTCAATGATGGAAAGTTCTCCATCAAACTCTGCTATACAGTCACATGTTCCGGCAACACCAAGAACTTCACTATATAATGCTCCTTCAAGAGCATGGATATTATTTATACGTTCTAATGTTGGTTTAGAAATTTTAAAGAGATGTTCTGAGATTGGTTGTACTGAAGGAAGATCTTTGTTATATAAATGATTTTCAACAAGAGTATGCATATCAGTTCCCCGACTTGTTGCTCTCTTCGTAATCTTATCAGCTTCTTCCGCACCAATCCGCTTTCTCCACTTATTGAAAAAGTCTTTTTTATAATGACTAATGACCGAAGTGATTGATACTAATTTTTTATTTCCCGAAGGTAATTTATAGTATCTCACGCCATCTATCAGTTCACGATCAAGAACTGGTAGATTCAATTCAACATGATTAAAGGTCATACGCAGACTTCCATTTTTGCAAGAATATACTCCTTAACGAATCCAGAGCGAACAATATCATCAACACCAAATTCAACAACATCCATAGATGGCATAATACGAAGAATTCTCATAAAGTCAATGATTCCATTCTTCTCATTCGTCTTAATAAGATCTGATTGTGTGGCATCACCACAGAACATAATCTTACTATTCTCACCTACACGAGTGATAATAGAATCTAGTTCGTGGAAGTTAAGATTCTGGAATTCATCTACGATAATGATAGCATTATCCAGAGTAGTTCCCCGAATAAAAGAAGTACTCCAAAAACTAATCGTGCCTTGAGTTTTAAGGTTTCCATAGAGCATTTCAAATGATGCGTCATCTGGCAGTTGGAACATATACTTTACCATATTCTTATATGGAATCTGGTAAAGAGATGATTTATCTTCGTGATCTCCTGGAAGAAAACCTATCTCACGAGTGGCAACAAGAGATCTTACAATGTAAATCTTTTCATAAGGAGTTCTTTCATCTAGAACATCTTGAAGAGCATTGTAAAGTGTAATGAACGTTTTACCTGTACCAGCACATCCATAAGCAACTATATGTTTATTTTTTTCATATGCTTCGTATAATAGTTTCTGATTATCCGTGAGAGGTTCAATAGTTCTCATCAAATCAGAACCAATTGGTTTTTTCCTTTTCATTTGCTTTGCAGTCATTCCAACACCAATTGGTTGATCTTCTCTTCTTCTTCTTGCCATATAAAAAATTTAAACTGGTTTTACTTTTGATCCTGGAGCCTTACTAGCTTTAGCGAGTACATCGTTCCAACCTGGGTGAGATTTTTTGAGACGATCATAAACCTCACCAAGTTCTCCAGCACTGGGGCAAGTAGATGGATCGCTCCAATCCCTATCCCAGTTTGGATTATCTTTTTTCCACTGATCCCAATCATGAACACTGAGAACAACTTCTTTTTGCTCACCAGTAACTTTGTTATAAACTGGATATGTTGCCAACGTTACACCTCCATTGTATGTAAGGATATTTATTCAATAGTAATAGAAGGTGCATCAACACATTCTGGACAATCCTCACGAGTCCAACCAAGTGCCTCAGATACTGCAGGAAACTGGCAAGTGAAGATACAACGAACCAATTCCGCAATTTCCATATGTTCTTTCTGAGTTCCGTGCGAAGAACGAAGATCAATATAATGAATCCATGAGCGCACAGAACCAGTCATATAGAGGCGTGTGGGAGTTGCTAGAGGCAATACAAACCTAGCACACTCCTTTGCTACACCTTTCTCCAGAAGGCGATTATAAAGGCGTAGACCTTGCTCAAAATGAACGCGAATGTCTTCAGTCAGAGTCAGTTTCAGATAATCGGGAATATCGTCAATGCTGTTCTGTCGATTCTTATCATCCTGACGACGTAGTTCCGGAAGAGGAATAGATTTACCTAGGAGACTTGCATCAGCATATCGTTGTGAAAATTCTTGATAGGTGAAACTCCTATGGCGCAAGATTTGGGCTGCGATACCGCGAGTTGTATTGATCTCTACGGTCATCGTTGCCTGTTCGAAGATACTCCAGTGCTGGTGCTGGATACAATACTTGAGCAATCCAGAGAACTTTTCATTTTCTTGGTTAGCAGGATTACTTACTCGGGCACAGTAAGCCATATGTTTTTCTGCGTCAGGAGTAACACTAATCAGTTTTACTTCTGGTTTCATGAATTCAAATTCAGTCGGCATCATCGTCATAAAATACTTCGTCGTAATCGTTTAAAAAGTTTTTAATTTCCTCATACTGAGGATCTTTAATATCAGAGTCAATCTCAGTTTTTAGACATTCTACAAGAGACTCAAGATTTCGTACAATCAACTTAAGTTTTTCTCTATCCATTTACACAAATCCCAACAAAGTAATTATAGACAAAAAAAGAGAGGGAGTCAAGTCCCTCTCTGAATTATTTTGCTGCTACCAGAGTAGCAAGAGATGCTTTACGACGCCTCTCTTCTTTTTGCTTCTGTTCTTTAATGATTTGTAGGAAGTTGAGTTTTTTCATTTGTGTCCCTCCTTTACAAACTTAACACCACGATAGGTTTCGTTGTATTGTTGGGATTGCTGCATCATTTGCTGTTGATACTCAAGACGCTTTTGAGTATCATACTCTACACCACGATAAACTACTTT